AGAACGTGGCGTTCGGGTACTCCAGCCAGCAGGCCACAACTGAGCTGGACAATATCCGAGAGAGGTACATCAATCCTGGCTCCGAGGCGCTCGCCAATGCAGCGGAAGTGCTGGCCTTCAATGCGGTCTATCGGGACATTTATTCGTCTGTGGGTGTCCCCGGCACAACTCCTTCAGCTACGCTGACCTACCTCCAGGCTGGTGTGAAGTTGACGGATCTGTCCACTCCACTTCGTGGTCGTTGCGCCGTACTCGATCCACTCGCCATGAGTACGTTGGCAAACACCACAAGCTCGCTGTTCAACCCAACGGCCGTCATCTCCGAGAATTACGAAGAGGGCATGTTTGGGCGAAAGCAGTTAGGTGTGGATAAGTGGTTGCAGGACCCTATCAATCCTGTCCATACCACCGGCACCTTCACGGCATCCACTCCACTGATCAATGGCGCTAGTCAGACTGGCAGCACGATTGCCACGAACGGCTGGGCCTCGGGTGCCACCACACTAAACAAGGGTGATGTCTTTACCATTGCTGGTGTGAACTCGGTCAACCCGCTGTCGTATTCGTCCACTGGGCGTTTGCAGCAGTTTGTAGTGACGGCAACGACCTCTGACGCAAGTGGTGTCATGGCGACCCTGCCGATTAGCCCGAGCATTATTACCTCTGGTCAGTTGCAGACTGTTGATGCGAGTCCTGCTAATGACGCGGTGATTACCGTCTTGGGCGCGACGGCGGCTGCTGGTGGCACCTTGGCTACCACGACCAGTCCACAGTCGTTTGTCTATCACCCCGATGCGTTTGCGTTCGTCATGGCCGACTTGATGAAGCCCGGTGCGGGTGCAGAGTCGACCACGGTGCGGAGCAAGGCACTTGGCTTCTCAATCAGGATGGTCGAGCAGTATCAGATTGGCACGGACCAGAATCCAAGCCGTCTCGATATTCTGATCGGCGCGGCCACTATTCAGGCGCGGCTTGCCGCGAGAGTCTGGGGTTAATTGATATGGCATTGGCAACTACAACGCTCGCTGCTGCGGTCGCAGTCGATGACACGTCTATTGTCGTCGCTTCCGCGACCTCGTTTGATGCTGGACGGCTTGTCCTGGTAGACCAAGAAGTAATGCAGGTCGCCCAGAACTATACGTCTGGTACGACTGTCTCCGTTCTGCGAGGTGTGAACGGGACTGCGACTGTCACCCATGTCATTACGAGCAATGTGACGCATGGGGACGCCGCAGACTTCTCGACACCGGCCTCTCAAGAAATCGTCGGCTATCAGGCGTCACGCGCCACGGTGGTGAGCAGCATTACAGCCACCGGGACACTGACCCTGCCAGCCGCCGGCACGGACATGCGGGTCATCCTCAACGGGACTAGCGTGATTGCGCTGACTGTCCCGGTCCCGACAAAGGACATGGATGGCACTGTGTTGATGATCATCGGTAACGGGGTCGCAGCACATACACTCACGTTCACGGGGGGTCTGTCTGGTGCAGGCACTTCTTATGACGTGATCACAACCAACTCAGCCGCTCCGATTGCCATGCAGGCAGTCGCAGCAAATGGTCTGTGGAACTCGTTTGTGGCGACTCCGATGTCGGGGACGGTCACGAACATCACAGGCGGTGTAGCGTAATCATACGTAGAGGGGGGTCACAGAACGTGGCTCCCCTCGATTTTCAATGAGGCATATATGGCGATTGTCCACAATCCCGACACCGACTTCTCGCGAGAGCTTGAGCGATGGAATACCCCGATACGGCAGAACGGGTTTAATGCCAACGGATTCGAGGAGTATCCCCGGATGCTGTTCAAGGCCTTCCAGCGAGATAACGGCAAGGTGATGTGCGGAGACCCCTCGGCCGCAGTGGGCGATGCGATGGGCGAAGCGTTCTCTCGGTCATGCCAGCTCATCGTGAAGAATCATGATGAGTACGACCGCGCCATTGAGCAGGGGTGGGCAGAAGGCCCAGACAAGGCTGTCGAGAAGTTCGAGCTGGAGATGCGATCGGTCGCAGAGGTAACAGCGCAGAGACATTTTGCGGATCAGAGCCTTGGGGATCTCGCTAAAGCAGAGGCCAAGCAGGCTGATGATGCGACCCACGAGCAGGTGCCGGCGGTGCCGGTGACGCCAGTCAGACGTAAGCGTGGTCGGCCGAATAAGTCAGGGGTGTAACGCATGGCGCAAGAGAGCGGTACCTACAATAAGTCGATTGTCATTACGAAGAGTGACACCGTGAATTTTGACGGCAGTACCTACGCAGCAAATGCTGCAACAAAGGCGATTCCCGCTGATGCGATCTTCGTTGGCGGGGCCGGTGTCGTCGTCGCAATCTTTGAGAATGGGAGCCTGGCGCCATTCACGGTACTCGCCGGCACGGTGCTGCCCCTGAAGTGCATCCGGGTAAACAGCACGAGTACGACAGCTACGCTGATGAATGCCTTGTATCAGGTCTAATTATGACCGTTAGCCAACTCATCACGGCCGCCCTACAAGACCTACGTGTACTACAAGTCGGAGAGACGGCGTCGGCTAATGATGCAGCCTATGGCCTGTCTCGACTCAACGATTGGATTGATGGCCTCGCCACGGAGGGGTTAACGGTCTATAGCCGAGCCAGGACGATCTGGACAATCTCAACGGCGAGTAGTTACACGATCGGCACGGGAGGAGCGATTGACTGCGCGCGACCCACTGGCCCGACAGCGATTGATAACATCGGTTTTCAGGACACCTCGGTCTCTCCGACGATGGAATACAATCTAGGACCGGCGCTGACTGAGGATGCGTGGGCTGGCATTGCACAGAAGGGGTTAACGTCGGTATATCCGCAGGCGGTTTACTACGACCCTACGTATGCCGCCGGTCTCGGTACGATCTACCTCTGGCCTATTCCGACAAGCACCACGCTGCAGGGCGTTATTTATACCCTGGTGCCCGTCAGTGAATTTACCGCGATCAGCGATGATGTGGCACTGCCTCCGGGGTATAGACGCTTTATGCGGACGAACCTCGCGAAAGAACTTGCCAGCGCATTTGACTCTCCGCTCACGCCGGACATCCAGCAAGCGGCTATGGAGAGTAAGGCTGATGTGAAACGTGCAAATGAGCGACTTATGGACCTGTCCAGTGGTGTCGCCGGCCTACTGTTCGGCGGTGGTGGGCCGCACTACAATATCTATTCGGATTCATAATGGCGCAGTATCCTGGCTTCGTGTACGGCTCGAACGAACAGCAGAGCCCGTGGGCTGACTGCGAGCGCACGGTTAACTGGTATCCAGAGCCGACACAGTCATCGGCCTCTCCGCATGTCGCGTCACTCTATCCGTGCCCCGGCCAAGAGGAATACGTCACCGTTGCGGATATCAACGGCAGAGCGTTATTCGCGATGGCTGACCGCTGTTTTGCGGTGATGGGGGAGCATGTATACAAAGTGCTCGATACGAATGCCGCGTCAATTGTGACCAACGGGACGGTCACGAACGACCCCAACCCCGCGTCCATCGCGAGCAATGGAGATGCTGGAGGGGAGTTGCTGATCGGGTCGGGGACGAATGCGTATCTATTGACCATCGCGACCAATACGCTGTCCGCCTCGATCGGGGCGCTGGCTGGTAAATGCACGATGGTCGGCATGATTGACGGCTATTTTCTCTCGTTCGATAGTGCCGCATCAAAGTTCTATATCTCCGCCCTGAATAACGGCGCGAGTTGGGACGCCACCCAGTATGCCCAGCGCAGTATTGCCCCAGACCCGTGGAAAGCGATGGTCGTGGACGGCAATAACCAGGTCTGGCTCATTGGCGAGCAGACGGGTGAGGTGTGGTATGACGCGGGCACGAGTCCATTCCCGTTCCAGCCTGTCCCTGGGAGTGTGTTCAGTTACGGCACCTGCGCGCCATATTCCGTAAAACTGGCAACAGACAGGATGATCTGGTTGTCTCAGACGGCCGAAGGGGCGGGCGTTGTTGTCGCCGCTGCCGGCCTGGTCCCTGCGCGTATCAGCTCGTATGCTGTCGAGACGGCCATCGCGGGCTATGCCAGGACGAGCAAGATTACTGATGCGGAAGCTGTGGTCTATAGCGAGCAGGGGCACACGTTTTACTGTCTCACGTTCCCGGCGGCGAATGCGACCTGGGTGTTCGACCTCTCGACGGGGCTCTGGCACGAACGCGGTGTCTGGGATATCTCGGCTGGTGAGTACGACTTCTGGGGACCACGCAGTCACTGCTATGCGTTCGGGAAACACCTGGTGGCGAATCGCGAGACGGGAATGATCTGTTCGATGGACACGGCGCATACTACGGAATGCAACGGTGATCTCATACGCCGATTACGTGTGCCGCCGCCGCTGTGGTTGAGCGAGAGTGCCCGGCGCATGTTCGTCTCTCGACTGGAGTTACTGCTGGAGCCGGGGCTCGGGACGTCGTCAGGGCAGGGCGTCGACCCACAGGTCATGATGCGGACGAGCGCGGACCTAAAGACGTGGAGTAATACCCAGTTGGCCTCGGCTGGCACGCAGGGGTCATTCGGGACGCGGGTCTATTGGACGAGACTCGCGAGTTCCGATCGCGCGTGGGTGCCAGAGATCGTCGTATCAGACCCGATTCCGTGGCGCATCGTCGGGGCAGATATCGAGGGTCGCAACTTACAGGGACTCAGGGCTGATGGATGATTACCATAGCGCCTACGCCGGAGATCGTCGTGCAGCCGACGGTGGCGTCGAACCGGATCTCCGGTCGCGTGACTCAGGCGATGCGGTACTGGCTGCTCTCGGTAGTGGACCGCGTCAACGCAGGACCGCAGATTATGGCGACCGTCTCGGCGTCGACGCAGGGAGCCTCGATCAGCGCGACCAGTTTCCCCATCCTCTCGGTGTCGCCGGGTCTGTATCGGCTCTCGATGTCATCGCGCATCTCACGGGCGGCCACGACGAGCTCGTCCTTGACCGTGACGTTCGGCTGGACCGACGATACCGTGAGCTGCACGACCAGCAGCGCGGCCATGACGGGGAACACGACAGCGACCGTGGGGAGCCTGACGACACTAGTGAGAGTCGACGACGGGAGCACGATCACGTATGCGACTTCGTTTGCTTCGAGCGGGGGGACCACGATGCAGTACTCCCTAGACCTGAGCTGCGAGCAGATCGCATGATCAGACCGGCCACCATGCAAGATGTGCCCGCTTTGGTGGCGATGGGACAGCAATTCGCACAGACAGAGATGTATCGGGATGTCCTGCGTGAAAACCCCGAGCAGATGGCAATCCTTGCGGGTAATCTGATTGACCATGAGAATGGCGCGATTCTGGTCCTTGAGCGCGGCGGTACCCTGGTGGGCATGATCGGGATACTTTGCACGGTCCATTTCCTGTCTGGGGAATTGTGCGCCGGGGAGGTCTTCTGGTGGGTGACGCCTGGGCATCGTGGTGATGGCGTGCGACTCCTCAAGGCGGCGGAATCGTGGGCCATGGTGCGCGGGGCCAAGACACTCCAGATGATTGCCCCCACCGAGCGCGTCGGACAGTTCTACGACCGTATGGGATTCACGCGCATCGAGATGTCGTATCAGAAGGAACTGGGCGCATGAAGTCGGCAGAGCTTGCAGCGGAAGAGTTAAACGAGCAGGTCTCGCATCGCCTGATGGCACTTGAGCATGAAAGCCATGGATTCGGACATGACACAGAAGGCGATGAAGTCATTCCTGATGTCCATGTCTACGACAACGTACTCTCTGACCCGACCGCGTATCGCGAATTAGCGTTGGCGCATGCGTTCCAGACGTTTGAAGTCGGCGGCGTGGAATGGCATGGGTTTTCGGCGTGCAAACCAAGCGGTTTCACCGACTGGTTGACGGAGATGCGGCCAGACCTCATTGCGACGTTGTCTCTCTTGCGTCAGAGCCCTGAGGGTCAAGAAGAGCCACATTTCATCCACACGGACCTGAGTATGGGCGATTGGACGGCTATCCTGTATTTGACTCCCGATCCGAAAGACGGGGACGGGACTGACTTCTGGCGACACCGATGGTCAGGTGTCACAGAAAGCCACGCTAAATCCGCAACGGCCATGGTACAGGAAGCACAGGCATGGAGCGACCGAGAGCAATGGTCTCTGCGTCAGCACGTCTCGTCCCGGTTCAATCGCGTGGTGCTCTTTCCGGCGGAATACTTCCACTCTCGGTCCTTGCGTGAGAACTATGGGCACGACGAGACGGCTCGATTGACGCAGATCGTCTTCTGCAAGAACAAGGAAATATAAGATGTCTATTGGTATAACAACCGCCGGAATAGCTGCTGCCCTTCCTGGTATTGCCACCGGAGTCGGCATGCTCGGCGGTGCCAAGGTGCAGAGTGGCGCGGCAAGGGAATCCGCAGCCCTACAGACCGCTGCTGCGAACCGTGCGGCTGATCTACAGAGACAGACTGCGGCGGATCAATTAGCGTACGTGAGGGGCGAGAAGCAACTGGATCGCATGTCGAAGCGCCACGCGGATCGGCAGAATTACGGACTGTCGAAGGCTGAGGGACTCAACGACTTTCGTCGTTACGGCGATGCATCCTTCAATACCCGAGCCAGCGAATTATCTCGGGGCCGTAGTGACGACAAGCGGTATGGGGCCACGCAGAACCAGGTCAATGTGATGCGGAGACTGATGAACATGCCGAACAAGGAACTGGTCTCATACGTCGAGCCTGACGCGCTGCAATTAACGGCGCCGGAATTGCCCGACTACGTAGAAGACCCGACGCCGATGACGTGGCCGAAGACGACGGGGAGGGTGTAAAGATGGAAAATTCCTATGGCATGCCCGGTGATGAGTACGAGGAGTATGGGGCTGACAATTACAACCGGATACCTATCCCTGCGCCTACGCCTACGCCCTCAGGGCCGCGTCTGTCTGCGAACGATTTAGCAAAGGCAAAAAGCAGAACGGCTTACCAAAAGCTAATAGACGACGAGGCTGCGAAAAACCGGCGGGACGATAGAAGGCGGGATGAGGATGAGGCTATAAGGCTGAAGGACGAGCGAGACTCGCGAGAAAGGCAAGATTATTTACAAAGAAGGTATGACGCTATGGCAGCAGACCCCAATGAGTCATGGGGTAAGGGACCTGATTGGGTTCGACCGACTGCTGCAGCCAAGAATACTGAAACCAAGAATACTAAAACCAAGACTACTAAAACCACGACTGCTACAACCGAGCCCCCAACAAGGACAGGCGCGGCGCCGTCCGGATTCAACCAGGAGAACTGGGCGAACACTGATGTTGTGACAGCGAAGTACGACGCTGCGGCATTTCTGTCCGGGCTAACAAGGCCGTCTGACGTGGCAGCGATGGTAGCAAGCCCCGCTTTTCAGAAGCGATTCCAAGGCGCGACTTTTGACGGGAAGGACCGGATCGACTTTAAAAACAACGAACAAGACGGTGTCCTCATTGGCATTGTCGACGTGCTGCGTGGGGCTGACAAAGCGGCAGATACATCGCAGGGCATGTGGTGGGGATATGGAGTTGGGCAAGCGCCGCCAGGCGATCCAGGCGGAGGCGATCCAGGCGGGGGCGATCCAGGCGTAGGAGATCCAGGTGGGGGCGATCCAGGCGGGGGCTATCCAGGCGGGGGCTATCCATACGGAGTCGGTCCAGGCGGCAGCGGGCTCTTCAACCCTAGGGCCGTAGCTGGCCCACCCACGCTAGGTGCTACCGGGTACGGCAGCGGCACGATGGGCAGCATGATTACGCCCTACAACCCCCTCGCGACCTACAGTCCTGAGACGTACGTCCCTCCCGACCAGTTCCGGCCGCCGGCCTATACCGCCGCGACACCGTTCGAGCGAGACCCGTACGCGTCTGCGACACCGTTCGAGGCTCCGACCGCTGCGGACATGGCGGCAGACCCGAGCTATCAGTTCAGGCTCCAACAGGGACTGGACGCACTGGAACGGAGCGGTGCCGCACGCGGTATCAGTAGAACTGGTGCAACAATGAAGGCTCTCTTCGATTACGGAGCAAACTCGGCGTCACAGGAGTATGCAAGCGTCGATGCCCGTAAGCGGGACACCTACGATACCGCCGAGCGGAACCGATTCAACGCCTACCAGGCCAACTATGGGAATGCGCTGCAATCATACGGGATGAACGAGGGTCTCAGGTCTGGCGCCTTCGATACCAACGTCGGGAATGCGAGAGACGCCTACGGCACAAACGAGGACAACCGGTATAAGGCATATGTCACCAACCAGACGGCCCGTCGAGATCAGAATCAGACAGCCGAGAATCGACGCCTGGGGGCATACAACACGAATCTGGGAGCCTACACAGGACAACAGAACTTTGGCCTGAGAGCGCAAGACCAGGCGTTCAACCAGGCCTATCGTAATTGGTCTGAGCAATGGAACCAGGGACGCAATAACGCACAAGACCAGTTCAACCGTCAGCTCGGACTGGCGACGGCAACATAATGGCCTTCCGATATACACCGGCCGAGAACCGATACGTCGGTTCCATTACAGACCTGATGGGTCGTGGGAATGAGGCGGAGGCGCAGGCGCTCGTCAAGGCGGCGAACGCGCAGGCGCAGGCCGCTCAAGCCAGCGGACAGGCGTGGGGCGGGGCCGTTCAGGGCATTGGGGATACCATCGCGGCGATACCGGGGCAGATGCAGGCGCTGGAGCAGGAGCAGGCGAACACGGACTACATTAGGGCGAGGACAGATAGTCTTGCATCAGAGGACCGACGACGGATCACAGCTGATGCGAGTGAAGCCAATGAGGCCATCCGTATCAATGCCGTGTTCGGGAACCCAGACTGGAGGCCGGAAGACTTCGTTGCCGCTGCGGGTGCAGAACGGGGCCTCCCGATGGCAGAAGCGTGGCATGGACTACAGAACCCTCCAACTGATTATCTGAGCCCAGATGAGCAGGGCCAGTATTTACGCAATATAGCTCTGGGGTTCAACGCTTTACCAGAGTCATTAAAGCCTGGCAAATGGGCTGCTGCGCGTCAGGCGTTATTAGACAACCCCAACCTGCAAATACCAGAAGGCAGTATCCCGATTGAGCATGACCAAGTGTGGTTGGATCAAGCTATAGCCTTTGGCGATGATCCGTCAGGAAGCACGCAGGGGGGCGCTGGAACTGATTATCGGGATTTCTTGGCAAGGGTCGCTCAGGGTCTCGGGATTCCCGTTGCCCAGCTCACGCCAGAACAGGAACTCACCGCAAGGCGACAGTTCACGACGGCCGGTTCATCGCAATCGACACAACACGGTCGGGATGCAGACAGGGAGACAGCTCGGGTAATCGCTGACGCGGTGAGCAGGGGAGAACAGCCGCCGACCTTGACCGGGCTGCGTAAACTGACTGGCCTGGTGCGCGAGGAGATGGCGGTGCTGGGGTACGACTTGACTGAGGCCACGCAGGACTGGAACGCAGTAAGCAGGCACCTGAATACACTGAACAGCGCGGGTCAGTTGCGTATGCGGCAGGCCACCACGTTCGCGTATCATTCCCTGGACCTTGTTGAGGATTTCGCCAAGGAGTGGGATGCTGGACAATTCCCCGCATTGAATAATATTCGTATGAAGTCGGCAATGGCGGGCACACTTGGGGCAGAAGCGCAGCGTATTGCCAACAACCTCAATTCTACTATTACGGATCTCGTGTCTGAATTAGCGACGGTCTACCGAGGGGGACTCTCTTCGACTGATTCGAGTATTGCGCTCGCGGCTGAGAACCTGAAGACCGAATGGTCCAAGGAGGCACTGCTCTCCGGTATTCAGTTGATGCGAGACACGTTACAGATACGTCTTAATTCCATCAACACTACGGACGTGGGGGGGACTCCTGGTAACCGGTATTCAAGAACCGCCGTACCGGGTGATGGCGTGCCCGCTGGCGGTGTTGAGATGCTTGCGCCTGACGGGGTCGAGTTGGTCACAGCCTCACCAGAAGAGGTAGAACACTATGAAAGCCTGGGGGCAAAGAGGGTTCAGTAATGGCACAACAGAGTTGGTTTGAACGAAATGCGCCGGTGCGGTCCCAAACGCCTCCAACTGCACCCGTGGAACCCGTGACCAGTGGATGGTTTGAACGAAATGCGCCGGTGCGGTCCCAAACGCCGCCAACTGCACCCGTGGAACCCGTGACCAGTGGATGGTTTGAACGAAGCTCACCGGAAGCCGTAGAAGCAAGAGACCCCGCTCGAGCACTCCGTGGGGCCACAGGGATTGGTCCGGGGCCGAATGACCCTAACTACCGGTTTCCAGCCGATGTAAAACAAGGTGCGGGTCGGTTCGTAACGGAAGCCGTCCGTGGATTTGGCCTTAACCCATCTGACCTGAGCGACACCTTTAATCAGGCCGTCAGCAACCCGGCGATCGCGCTCGACATTGTCTCCGGGCTGGCCGAAGGGGCGAAGGACCAACTCTGGAAGTCGTGGGAGGCGCTCAAGACGAACCGACCAGCCGATGCGCTCAAACACCTCACGTATGCCGCTGTGCCTGGTGTCGGACCAGCACTCGACCAAGCCGCTGAAGATTTCGAGCGTGGTGACACGGCCGGCAGTCTCGGTCGCATTACGGGCATTTTTGGCTCCCTTGGAATCGGGAACGTGCGGCCTGGTCGGAGAGTTGGCGTTGATGTCCCGCCCCTCTTACGCAACCCCAACCCGGTACAGCGCGAGGCCGTAGAGTATGCCGCACGTCAGGATATACCGGTGGATCTGGCGACGGCGTCTGGTAATCGGGCGGTGCGTAGTGTCCAAGAAGGGCTGGAATATACCCCCGGAGGCATGGTTGTCGAGTTAGGCAAGAGCCCCCCACGGGTAGCAGCTCTACGGCGCACGGCACAAGGGATCGCTGATGATGTCTCCCCGTCGCCTATTTCGCCAGAGGAGTGGGGCACTGCCGCACGGGACCGTATGAGACAGGCTCGCGCCGAATACACGGCCATCGCGGACGACGCGTATCCCAGATTCCGAGAGGCCACGGGACAATCGGGCGAATTTGTGGACATCACCGCAGTCCTCGCTGACCCAAAGTATCAGCTCCAAGAACTATGGGATGACCTAACACTGAAGCGCGACACTGCCGGGGGATTGGTAGGCCGGGAACTACGGGCGTATCTCAAGATGGGCAAGTTACGCCAACTCACGACGGGACGGGCTGACATCGGCGTTATTGACGACATCCTCGGAGATATGAAGGCGTATGCCCGCACAGAGGGGGGGCCAATAAAATTGGTCGTCGGTGCCCTCGAGGCGCAAGTCCAGGCGGCCACGCGACGAGCCGGACCCGAAGCGGTGGAAGCCCTGAGACGCGGCCGTCAGGCGATCAAGGACCGGGTGCGTGTTGATGCCGTCCTCGACACCTTCGCAGACGAGCCCGTGCGCGTGTTTAACCGTTACGTCACCTCGGGTGGAACAAACATTGAGGGGTTACGTGAGCTGGTAAATATTGATAAAGCCCTTGGACCGGAGCTGGGACGTGCATGGCTTGAGCGGAACCTGGACCCGGTGCTGTCGGGCGGCGGATTCGAGGGGGCGCAGCGGTTTCGCACTGCGTACAACAAGCTCGACACCAACACGAAGGAGATCATTTTTGGGGGCGCCGAGAACACGACGGCACTGGATAACTTTACCCGACTGACCGAGCAGATGGGCAAATTAGCCAACCCTCCTGGGACCGCTGGGCAACTGATCGCGTCAGGGTCGCTCACCACGGCGGCGGCATATTTCAGAGAGAGCTTCCCAGGATATGCAATTCTATCGCTCCTCACCCCAGCGGTTTTTAGTGCTGTCTTCAAAAGCCCGACAGCGGTCAAGGCGCTGACACGGGGACTGTCCATAGCGGTCGGCCCAGGCCGGGGCACCTCTGCGGCGAGTATGGCAGCACAGGCGTCGGCGCTCGAGCTCGTGCGGTCAGCAGTGCGTGAGTCAGGGCAACCAGACGCACCCGGATCGGCGCCTGAAGGGGACAGCACGACGGCGCTGAACGACCGTATTAGGTCCGGGCGGACAGCCATTGGTGGCCCTCTGTCCAGGCGCTAAAAGGAGACCTATCCACATGGCAGGCACACTGACACCGACCCCCTACCAGACGGTCCTAGACACGACCGGTGTCGCCGTCTCAGGGGCGAAGATTTACACGTATCAAGCGGGCACGACCACCAACGCCACCACGTATACGACCAGCGCGCTCGATGTCGCTAACGCGAATCCCATCGTGGCGGATTCCGCCGGGCGGTATGTGGCCTACCTGGCAGCAGGGGCCAATCTCCGCTTCATGGTCAAGACCAGTGCTGATGTCTTGATTGACGACCAGGACAATGTCCAGGCCGTGCCTGGCGCGTCAGTGAACCTCGACATCGAAGGCACCGTGGGCCAGGCCGTGACGGCAGGCCAAGTGGTCTACATGAGTTCTGGTGCTGAGTCTCCTGCATTGACGAAGGGTCTCTGGTATCTCACGGATTCGGACGCCGCCGCCACGAGTACGACCCCGCAGAGCATCGGCGTGGCCGTGAGCGCGATTGCGATTAACACCTCCGGCACCATCAGACTCGCTGGTGAGGTGAATTCGGCCGGGTCGGTGGTGGTCGGCACCACGTATTATATCGGCGCGACACCGGGGGCCATTGTGTCATCGGCACCGTCGCTCTCCAGGCAGGTGGGCATGGGAATCACCACCTCCTCGTTACTACTCGCGGCGACGACATCGGTGGTCGGGGCGTTGCCGAACCCCATCACACAGGATCTGCTCTTCACCGATAATACGTATGACATCGGCAAGTCGGGCGCCTCACGGCCAAGGGACGGGTTCTTTAGTCGCAATCTCGGAGTGACTGGGGCCGTCACGCTCAGCGGGGGACTGAACACGCCGCTTGTTGTCGCGCAGGGCGGCACAGGGGTCGCGTCACTAACAGCCGCGAGCGTACTGGTCGGCGCGGGCACAGGCAATGTCGCGTTCGTTGCGCC